AAGGCTCATCATCTGTGAACGTAGTCTCACAAATGTCTTGTATGTTCGCCGTCAACTGCGAGTAGGTCATACTCATAATTTATGCCATAGGCCCGCGAGCCATAGTTCCTTTTGTAGCTGCACCCGTACCACGGATCTTTATTCCTGTGGTTTTTACGTTCTTCATGTCCGTCTTAGGAGCATTTTTTACCGGCTTTACTGTGCTCGTATTTTTCATAAGATCACCTAAGTTGTTGTTACCGTTACTGTACCTATTTCCCCTGTAGCAACAAGGTTATTAGGTGTTAAACCAAACGGATCTCTACCCACACCAACTGGGTTAAATCCATATTGTATCTGTCTACTGCTGTTTGCACCTGTTCTACCAAGGCTCCTATCAGGTCTTGGGTCACGTATAGCTTGTGGGTCATTAACAGGAAACTCCCCTAGCTTTAGCTGTGGGTGGTCAGGATTCCAACATGTAGGACATGCTTTTAAGTTTGTGTCACGTCCTTTACGTACTAAGTTCTTTAACTCACGTAGTTTGTACTGAAACCCACAGATATCGCATTCTGCAAGGGCTTTTCGTGCTGAAGCAAAGCGATTAGACATAACTTATTTTAGGCACAAAACGAGCCGGTGCTTTTACTCTGTCTTCTTCAGCCGCTAACCTAAACTGCTCTTCATACATATCTTTCAGCATAGGTATGCGGGGTGCTAGATCGGGGTCTTTCATTGCTATGTAGTAAGCTAATCCTGCAACTAAGCACGGCAAAAATCTAAAGTTCATGTCCGCAGTCTCTGCGCCGTTACCTGCGTCTTGTATTCGCCGCATACGATAGTATTTAAAGGTGTACGTATCGCTTTTATCTGGAACAGGCCACACATTTATTTTTGGGTTGGCTACAAGCCTTTCTATGTAAACTTGTATCGGTCTACCTTGAGTTAGCTTGTTTGGTATAGATGCGTAGGTGCTTACACTTACCCTGTTTATGGTTAGATCAGACTGTGTATATTGATCTCCACTATTTGTACGTAGAACTTGTTCTAGTAAATCAATCGTATCTGCAGGTAAATCATATTGAGAAGTACCCTGTACAAGACTTACCGTACCTTCATCAATTGTCCATAAATTGATACCGCGATTCTGCCACTCAATAGTCAACAGATTCATAGACCTACGTGCGGTGCGAAGGTCGTAACCAGAACGCATTTCACGACCTGCACGTTCCCACGATTCTTCAGCGATCTCCGTGAAGTCCATGTCAAACGCAGTTGTTCCAGAGGTAGCCATCTACTTCTTCTTAGCTGCTTTCTTAGCTGGAGCTTTCTTAGGTGCTACTTCTTTTTTAGGTGCTGCTTCTTTCTTAGGCGCAGGCTGTAGTTCAGCTAACACCGCATTGGCCTCTTCTTCACTCATCAAACTAGCGTTTACGATGTTATAAGTGCCATCTTCGTTCTTGCTTCCAACTTGAAATACAGGCCGACCATCAGAAAAATTACCGTTTTGAAAAACCTCTAACTTAGCCATTCTTAGTACCTCTTACGTACAAAGTTTTCTTTCTACGGTTGCCCATTACAGCCCCGCAACCCTTATGGTTATCACGAATCATACCGCCTTCTTTTGCGGTTCTTACCTTAGCTTTAGGTGTATTAGAAACCACCGTCTTACCTTTTGACCCAGCCTTTTTCTTTTTACGAGCTGTGGTAGCACGCTCAGACTGACTTAACGACTGCGCCTTAGACTTTGGCAGACAACGGTCTGGGTTCTTTTTATCCTTTGACGTACCGCACGGCCCTTTGATCTTGCCATCGGTGCCAATACGAACCCACTGCTGATTACGCCACTGTTTAAGCTGTCCCATTACTTCTTCTTTTTCTTGCTACCTTTAGCGTAGCTAGGATCTTTGCAATACTTAGATGCAGCCATGTTTGCGTAGGCAGACGGGTAGGTATCAAAGGTGCGCTTAGCCCACGCCTTACCAGAAGGACATATCTTGCCCCCTGATTTAACCTTCCCGCCTTTCTTATAGTAATGCCTCATCGCATCTTCACTGGACGTACACCCTTACGGGCTATACCGGCACCGCGAACCTTGCCGCCTTTAGCCATGCCTTTGGCTTTCATCTTGCCACCAGCCATATAGCCCTTGGTCTTCATACCACCCTTAGCGTAGCCTTTAGTCTTCATCATGCCGCCTTTGGCCTTGAATCCCATCTTGTTACGCACTTGCTTAGGCAGCTTCTTAAGACCTGTGTTACTTTCTGGCGCGTCTTTCAACCCTCCAGCCATGTAACCTTTAGTCTTCATTTTGCCGCCAGCTTTCATACCCTTGGCCTTCATTTTAGACTTCATCATTCCTCCTTTAGCAAACTTACGTTCGCTCATTGGTCTAGCTGACCCTGTGCGTCTAGGTGTTTTACTTTCTGCCTTCTTTTTCGGTGGGCGTTTACCGTCGTTCTTATCCATATAGTTCAAATAGTCTTTAAGACTTTTCATACCAGACGCATCTAACTGCTCTTTGGTGACATTAGCCTTTTTCTCCGCGCCTTTGTAATCAATACCCACGTTACGGCCACCCTCACCTGTTACAGTAGGAGCGCCTTTAACACGGGTTTTACCTTGTTTAGCGTTCAAATAATCGCGCAGGTTAGTAAACCCAGCATCTTTAATCATTTTTGGCGTTACAACAGAAGATTTAGACTTCGCTGGTGTCTTTTTTGCGCCCTTGGCAGCAGCTTTTTTCTGTGCGTTTTCTTTATCCACCAACTTTTTATTCATAGCTGGATTATTGTAAGCCCGACGAACAACTGTAGGCTTAACTTCTGCTTTAGGTGCTTTGGGTCGTTCAACTGCTGTTGTAGACTGCTTGTCAGCTTTTGGTGGGCGCGGTGCGGCTGTAGGCGGCTTCGCGGGCTTTGCAGCGTCTTTTATTGAGGAGGTGACACCTTGAGGTTTTCTCTTATCTCTTGCATCCTGTAGGTCATCCATACGAGTGTTGCGCGTGCGTCCTGCTCCACGGCCTCGACCAGTAGCCCTTTTTACAGGTTTGTCTTTCGTTCCCCTACCAAAGCCAAGAATTGCCATAATCTACTCCGCGTATAAGTTGTTAAATATCTGGTTGGTATCTAACGTGTAGTCCAAATCAGACTTACTATAATGCACGTACTGAGAGGGTCTAAAGTCTGGTGCCCCCTCGCCCGTTTCAAACCATGCTGGATGAGTAACACGTACTCTGTTATTGGGTAGGGCTACTATGTTCCCTGTCCACTCACCAGCATCTAAAAGTTCCATAACGTGACTCTGCTTATGTTGTGCGGGGTCATCGCCTATTTCTGAATCTGTGTAGTCCACCGTAAACATGTACTTTGCTGGATACATCTCACCGTCTATCTTTGCTAACCAAGGGCATGGTGTTGCCCTATCAAGCACATAAACAGCGTGCGTGCGAGAACTACAGTCCCAAGGCTGTGCCCCCCATACGTCCATAGGCACCGGCCACTCATCGTATGGAGTGTCACCGCATAACGCTGTTATAGGCATACGTGCCCACATAGCGCCGCCGTGTACGTTGGGTTCATTCTCGTCATCGTAAGTTTCTGCTCCAGTAAAAATTACTTGAAAACTCAAACACCTGCAGGGTATGGTCGTAACCGCGATAGCCATAGCGTGAATAAACTCACCGTGGTACTTATCATGGTTATGGGTATACTCCCGCCGCACCCAGCACTTGAAGTGCGGGATGTTGCTTTGTAAATATGCCAAGTTAGCATCTCCATCTTTTTCGCGCCTGTCGCAGCCTTGAGTTAGGGTCTTTCGCTGCTTTAGGGAATTTTTTCATTTGACCCGCTGAACGCGCACAGAAAGATTTTCTGCGGCCCGCTCGTTTGCCCGTAGGACTTTTTTCAGTAACCGCCGTTTGCAGTTTGCTTCCGGGGTTCTGCCGTCTGTATTTCGCAACGCCTTTTGCTGTCATGCCAGCGCCAGACTTAGTAGGGCGCTTGTCCCCACTCTTTACAGACATACCAGCCATACCGCCCTTCTTGAACGTCGGGCAGCTTTCGGCTTTCTTTTTGTAGTAGTTACGCAAGGTTATTAGCCAAACTTCTTACGCATATACAGGATTACAGTGTAG